GACGAAGGTTCAACTTCTAAGTATGCTGGTATCTTCCGTGATGCCACAGATGGCATCTTCAAGGTCTTCAAAGACTTGGAAGCAGATCCAACAGTAACAGTTGATACTGGTGGTGCTGGTTATGCTATCGGTCAGTTAGACGCCATTGTTGACGGTGGTTCTTTCTAATCTACATTACTAAAATCGCTGGGAGGGCTTCGGCTCTCCCAGTACTACCGTAGATTAAGAAAGGGGTTGACTAGATGGCATCTATTATTAAACTAAAAAGGTCCAGTACGGCTGGTGCAACACCAAGTTTATCAGATCTTGAAACTGGTGAATTGGCACTTAACGTCAAAGACCAAAAATTGTATTCATCAAACGGAACTGGTGTATTCCAGATCTTTACTGGTGGTGCAAAAGCTGTCTCTGTTGGGCAAACGGCAGTCGAAGACTTAACACCAAGCGATTTGGTTGTCACAAGTGTATCCGGCTTTGCAAACTCCGTTGTTGATAATAGTCTCTTGGCACAAAAAGTAGACATTAGTGTTCATAATGCAGCACTAGCAAACACTAATGCATATATTGCTACCGAAGCGGCAACTGCCGATGGTGGTACTTACTAAGTTAGGGGATAATTAGATGGCTTCAATTATTAAACTAAAAAGATCCAGCACTGCTGGTGCAAGACCATCTTCATTGGAGGAAGGTGAATTAGCGATTAACGTAAAAGATCGGCGTATCATATCTGCTAATTCATCTTCCGTCTTTGATCTTTTCGATGGCACAAACGAATTACAAAAAACAACAGGTGATTTTGGCGATAGGCAATTAACGCAAACTGTCGTAACATCTGTATCTTATTATGCAAACGCTACTTCTTTTGTAGGTGGTGACGATTGGAACGCTAAAACGGACGTTACCGTTTTTAACAGTGCTTTGGCAAATACGAATACATATATTGCTAGAGCATTTAGTGTGCGTGACGGTGGAAGCTTTGACACTGATCCATTAGAAGCTAATGTGTCGTTCCTTTTAAGTACAACGGGAGATTAATTCATGACCATTCAGGATTTTGCAAATACTGCCAGTGTACAGGTTTATGGTGACGCCACCTCAAGTTCAGAACAAGCAAAGTTCGGAATTACATCTTTAAAATTAGATGGCACTGGAGACTATGTTGAAACTGGTATATCAGGTGAATTTGATTTAAGTGGTGACCTAACAGTAGAGGGTTGGATTTATCCAACATCATTATCAGGCAATAACGTCATCGCTTCTTTGACTGCTGATGGCGTAAATTTTGGCATCACTACAAGTGGTAGCGACTCTTTTCTAACAGCGTATCACGGCGCAACTACCTTAACACAATCATCAGGCACACAAGTAACAACAGGTGCTTGGCAGTTTGTTTCATTCTCAAGAGCATCCAACAATCTTGTCATTTCACTAGATGGTGTTAGTGTTGCTGAAGGTACATTCACAACTTCTGGATTGAGTGGCAACGCTCTCAGAGTTGGTAGTGGTCCATTAGATAGCACAGGCTTTGCTGGTTTTATGGATGAGGTTCGTGTCACAAAAGGTAACGCAAGATATTCTTCAACTACCTATAATGTACCAGATAGTGCATTTCCTAGACCAGTGCTTACTAATGCTATTACAATTAAAGCATGGGGTGCTGGCGGTGGTGGCGGCGGTTCAAGTAGTCCCGCTGGAGGTGGTGGTTTTACTCAATCATCATATACAATCACCCCTGGTACAAATCTTTATGTTACTGTTGGTACTGGCGGTAACGCCCCTGGTCGAGTTCCCGGTGGAAATCCAAAACCAAACACACCAGCAGCAACTGGTAATCCTGGTGGTGGTATAGGTGATGGTCAAGGCGGTGGTCTAGTCGGTGTTTTCCTAGAACCATCAAGTAGCCCAACTGATGATATTCATGGAAGTGCAATTGTTATCGCTGGTTCTGGTGGTGGTGCTAGTGATCATGGTCCTAGTGGTTCTGGCGGTGCGGGTGGTGGTTCGATTGGTGAAGATGCCACAGCATCACCTACTGATGGTGGTAATGGCGGCACTCAATCTGCCGGTGGTGCAGGAGGCACATCCTCCGCAGGTAGAGGTAGTGCATCAGATGGTAGTAAACTTACTGGTGGTGAAGGTGATGAAGGTTCCGGCGGTGGTGCTGGTTACTATGGTGGTGGTGGCGGTGCTGATGGTGCTTCGAAACTTGGCGATGGTGGAGGTGGATCTGGTTATTTCGCAGAATCAGGATTACCAAGCGATGTAACATTTACTTCTTCTTCTGGATCCACTACAGTAGGCAGTGCTGGTACTCGGGCTGGTCCAAATGATGCTCCAAGTGCATATGGCAGTGGTGGTGTCTTTTCTCCTAGTACTAATGGTGATGGTCAACCAGGATATATTATCATCACTTCACCCGGTGGAGATACAGTATTCACTTCACCAGGGACTTATACTGTACCATAACAATAAAAATATTATAAATAAATATTGAGTAAAGTCTACATAGACTTTTAAGACAGGAGGCAGGGGATTGACCCCTGCTCTTCCTTATTTCCTACATAGGAGTTATTATTATGGCATCTGTTATTAAAATTAAACGGACCAGTGTGTCTGGAAGAGTTCCGACGACATCTGGTCTAGACACTGGTGAATTAGCCTTAAACATACCTGACAAAAGACTATACACCTCAAACGGCACATCAATCTTAGAGATTGGGTCTAATCCTTCAACGCTGTCTGTGAACAGCGCATATACTTTCCCA